AGCGAATCGACGGGTCGATGTCGTCGACTTCGACCGTCTCGAGTTCTTCCTCGAATTGCGTGAGCATCGCGCCGTACTCGGGCATCGTCAGCTCGGCGTCGGTCAAGAGCGTCGTGATGCGCGCGAAGGCGTTCTCGACGTCGGTGCTCGAGGCGGCCGTGGTCAGGGCCCGCGCCTCGACCAGGTAGACCGTGTCTTTGTAGGCGGGCCCGCCGAACATCGGCGCCTCGACCGAGGACACGAGCGACACGATCACGAACCGCGTCGATCCCGGTCGCGCCTCGGCGAAAAACACGCCATCCGGCAGCAGCAGACGGAGCGCCATGTCCGCCTGCAGGATCTGCAGGATCGCGATCGTGACGGTCGAGACGTTAAGCAGTGCCATTGACGGTCAAGCCCATGTCGGCGAGGACGCGCGGGATCGGCCCGGTATACAGGCCGCGGCGCCAGCGGATCATCGTCGCGGAGAACAGCGGATTCGCCGGCATCGAGCCGCGGTTCGCGCCAATCGCGATATGGCGCGCCTGGCTGCCGCGCTCGAACACGGCGGCGTGCGGCGACGTGTTGATGACGACCGCCTCGGTGCGCGTCGCGTCGGTGTGCATCACGACCGCCAGGTGGTCCTTGAGATTGCCGGTGCGCCTCGGATAGCCCGCATAGATCGCGCTCTTGGCCGCTTGTGCCGCGGCCTCGACCTCGGGCGCGGCGTCCGTGGTGAGATCGCGCGCAAGCGTCGCGAACTGGTCGACGAGTTCGTCGACCCCGGTCCACTGGAACCACACCGTCTGCCCGCCCGGGCCCGCGCTCACTCGACCACCTCCGCGCACACGAGGTGCAGCTGCACGTGCCGCTCTTCGTAGTCGAAGATCCCCAGCACCGACAGGCTGCGCCCGTCATAGAGAAAGCGCGCCTTGGTCGACAGGCCCTCGCGAAACGGCACGGTCACGATGTGCGTGGCCATCGACAGCACGGTCCCGGCGGTGATCTGCTCGAGCGAGGCTTGCGACGCCGGCGTGATGCGCGCGAAGGCCGGCGGCGGCAGATCAATCCACGACTCGACCCAGCCGGTCCCGTCGGGCACGGGCGGCCCGGGCCGCTGAAACAGGCCCTGGTGCAGCCGTTGGCCGCTCGAGATGTAGGTCGTCGCGGTCGGACTCATGCGATCCCCGGGTCGTGATACGCGCGCAACAGTTCGCGGACCTGGACGCCGAACTCTTCACCGGCCTCGCGCGGCGGCCCCTGCGCCTCGTCACCGCGGAACCGATACAGCTCGCCGGTCTGCACCAGAATGGCGGCGATGACGACGAGCGGCACGGTCGTCGCGTCGGTCCACGTCTCGACGACGGCCTTGGATCGCGGCGTCGTGCTGCACCAGCCGACAATGTGCGCCTCGGCCTGGTCGGCCATCGCCTGCACGTCGACGTCATCCGCGGTGGACGTGATCCGTAACCGCGCTTTCACTTGGTCGAGGGTGACAAACGTGCTCACCGCCGCCTCGTGTCGTCGTAGACCTGTTGCCAGTCCTTGCCCTTGGGCCCTTCGGGACCGGGCCCGCCGTCCTTGCCGTCCTTGCCGTCGCGCCCGCGTTTGACTTTCAGCGTCCACGCCTTCGACCCGTCGCCCGGCTTGGTCGTCGTCGCCGCGGAGCAGTGCCACTCCGAGCCGGCCCACGTCACGCCGTCGCCGGGCTCGTACGCTTTCCCCTCGAGCCAGACGCCACGGTAGAGATCGATCGCGAAGGACGCGGTGCCAATCTCCTTGACGACATCGCCGCGCGTGGCCGTGATGGTGAACGACCGATCGTCGGCCTGCGTCACGCCGAGATCGTCGAACCCGAGCCCGTCCACGCCGTCCTTGCCGGCCGGGCCAGGCGGTCCCGGGACCGGCGGGCGCGCCTCGAGGCCGGCGAGCCGTTCGCGCATCGTGCCGATCTCGGTGGTGGCGGTGACGACGCCCGCGAGCTGGACGTCGAGCTTCTGCACACGCAGCCCGACCTCGCCGAGCGCGGTCTTGACGTAGTCGCGCACGACCGGCGCGATCCCTTCGACGATGGCGGCGATCTCGTCCTGCGTCATGCGGCCACGTCCAGGGCTTTGGCGAGCAGATGGCGCACGCTGGCCGCGACCTGGTCGGGCGCCACCTGGCCCGCGCCCGCAGGCGCGGCCATCGGCGCCGGCGTGGGTTTGCTAAACGGATCACTCGCATCGCGCTGCGCCAGTGCCTTGAGCGAGAACATCTGCTGCTGCATGTACGGCGTGTCGCCGCCCTCGACGGGCCCGAGCCCGAAGTACCGCTCGCGCGCTTCGTCGGGCGACATGGCCCCGGCGCCGATCGCGTCGGCCGCGGCCTTCGTCTTGGTCGCCGTGTCCATCCAGATCAAATCGTCGATGTCGAGTTCGGTGCCGTACTGCGTGCCGCCGGTCGCGGGCGTCAGGCCGAGGCCCTCGTCGAGCGCGTTCTCAAAATTCGTGATCAGCGACTGCAGACAGAGCGAGTGGTACATCTGCCACAGCGACTCGAGCGAGACGCCGCGCGGGAGTTCGCCGACGCCGATCAGGAACGACGGCACGTGGAAGACGCTGCAGATCGTGCCGGCCGTCCACCCGAGTTGCTGGATTAATTGCGCGTCGACCGCGTTCATCGACAGCTGCGTGTACTTGATGTCGGCGGTGATGACGGCGACGCGGCCCGCGTTCCCGGGGCCGTTGAACGTTTCCCAATCGGTCTTGGCCTGGGCGAGCTGGTCGGGCGTCATGCCGGCCGGCGCGGTGATCAACCCGCTCGGGCGGCTGCCATTGGTGAAGAACGCGCTCGAGGTCGCCTGGATCGCGAGGCCTTGCAGCGCCGCGGTCGCGCACGCATAGATCGGCGACATGCCCACGAGCGGGTGGAACAGGCACACCATGCGGTCGTGGATGATCTCGCTCGCCGGCAGGATGACCTGACCGGGGTCGCCCGCGAGCGCCAGGCTGCCCGACAGGTTGTCGTGTTGCAGTTGGTAGTACACCCCGCCATCGGGCGCGACGAGCGGCATCACGCGCAGCGGGTCGAGCACGTAGAGCGCCACGACGACGCCGCGCGCGTCGCGCTCTTTCAGCACGTACGTGTTGCCCCACATCAGTTTCGACGTGATCCACTGCTCGACGAATTTGGTCGTGGTCTGGTAGCGGTTCGGTTTGCGCAGGACGGGCGAGAACGCCGGCGAGGACGTCTCCTCCCACATCTCGTCGTCGTTCTCCTCGACCAGGCGCAGCGTGAGTTTGCCGATGTCCTGCGCGATGAGGGTGACGCACGCGAACACGGGCGCGTACTGCAGGACCTGATCGCGGCGGCCTTCGACGTTGACCTGCCACGCACCGGCGTACGGTTCACGGACGACGAGCGGATACCACCCGCCACCCGTCACCGCGCCGGGACTGTAGGGCGCCGACAGGGCTTTCGCCGTGAGTTCGAGGCCCCGGCCGAACAGGTGCAGGCGAACCGTCGCCATCAGCGCGCCGCGGTGACCGTGAACGTCAACGCATTGCTCGCGCCGACCGTCACGGCGAGGTCACCCGCTGCCGCGACCGCGTCGATCGCCGCCGTGAGCTCGGTGGCTGAGACGAACGTCGTCGCAACGGCCGCGCCGTTCCAGGTCACGACGTCGGCCGCAACGAACCCGGTGCCCGCGACTTGCACGGTGAACGGGGCCGCGCCGACGATGGCCGTCGCGGGCGTCAGGCTCGTGAGGACCGGCGCGGTCCCGCCGCCGGTCCCGGCATCCGTCCAGCCGGCGATCGAGACGAACCCGTTCGCCCACATCGTTTCGGCCAGGGCGCGGTCCGTCACCGCGTACGTCTCGCCTTCCGCGTGCGCCTGTTCGTTCTCGGTGTGATACGTGCGCGCCGTCATATCGATCGACTCACCGGCCGTGCGCGCGTCGCCGGCCTTGGTTCGAGCGTCACCGGCCATGTTTGGATCCTTTCGCGACCCGGGCGGGTTCGAGGGGTGCGGGCGTCACGACCGCAAACTTCGCGACCGTGAGCGCCTCAACGTGGTCGGGGTCGACGAGAATCGTGTCGCCGGCGCGCGGGTACTGGCCATCCCAGTACCCGTCACGCTGGACGATCATCGGAATGCGGGCGTCGGCCATGTCTACGCCGAGTAGGTCGCGACCGTGTATTGGACGCACCCCGTGCGCGCTTTCTTCCAGTTGATAAACCGCTCCGCACGGAGCCCGACGAGGTTGTTCTGCCAGAGACTCGTCAACACCGTCGTCGCGATCGGCGGGTTGTCGAGCGCCGTATCCATCTGCACCGACGCTTCGCGGCTGACGTCGATCGTCACCCCGCCGTCGTCGGCATAGAGGACCTGGTTGGGCTGAATCAACGCGACCGTCGTGCCGGCGACCTGCGAGGTGATCGCCTGGTAGCC